CGCATCACGCGAAGCCTGCATATCCCTCCACCCAAGAAGGGTAGGACTTGCAGCCTGGTTCTGAGTGCGATAAGGGGCGAGTGTAGATGCCATGCGGATAAAACGAGTGTGTTCGGATGCATCGCCAACCATTGCACGGCGCACAGGGGGGTTTACCTGACCATAGGGAGAAGTAGGCATTTTGTTTTAGGAACAAGAAGATAATGGACGAGTTCTCAAACCTATTGCAAATTTACAAGGATAACTACTCTGCATATAGGGTCTCAGGCAACGTAGCACATAAGACTGCGTATGAAACGGCCTTATCGGCGATCAACAAGAAACTTGAATCTTCTCAGCAACGACTTGCTAATGACGGTGCATACATTCAAACTTTCTTGGACAGGTATTCAGATGTAAATCCGAGGATTGATAAACTTCAAGAGAAATCTAAGAATATTCAGAAAATAGGCCCCGCGCTTCAAAATGAGTTTGAAGTTTCAAAGCGGATCAATGCAGCGCCTCAGGTTCAGCCGATTAATGAGAGTTACCTGTACGTAAAAGGAGCCATTGTTGTCGGACTGCTCATCATTGTTGGAATCGTAGGAGCTTTATAACCCCCTTTCCACATAAGAACAAAAAAGAAGATGATGGATACAATTGCAAGCGCTACTGCATACCAGAAAAATACACCGTTAAACTTAACTTCTTGGTGTCCACGTAACGCCCTAAGAGTAGCAACCTGATCGCGCTCATCGAGTAGGTTGTTATAGTCTTTTTGCACACTCACAAGCTTCTTAACAAGATCATCGCGATGCCGTTCGATATGTCCAGCGTCTTCCTTGACCTTTGCAAGTTCGACTAACATTGAGTCAAGAAGCGCTGACAACTCCTTGTTCAGCTTTTTGATTTGATCTATATTTGGATTGTTTGATGCAATCAACGCATCATATTCTTTGCGCTTTAGTACATAGTTCCGTTCAAGGACATCCATTACTACTCGGCAGCATTTACATCTTCAACACAGTGCCGATAATACAAACTTCGCCCTGCAGTGTCTGAATGGCGAGTCACCTCGATGATATCACCTGGAACTGCTCCGATCCACTTTACCATCGTATCTTGTGAATCAATCGCTGGTAGGGGCTCTGGTGATGAAATCTTGTACAACTCAAACACCTTCGTCTTCTCCTCCTCTGACAGAATACGATGAGGCATGGCCATCCGGTGAGTCGTAATATCGAACTGAAGTTGCCAAATGTGGAAGAAGATTAGTCGCTTCTTTGCATGAGACTTTGCAAGTCGAAGAACATTCTCTGATGGCGGTGACATAGCTACAATGATGACGCCCGTTGTATGTCCATTCTCCTCTGCAAAGGCAAGGATGTTTGTAATATCACCTGCAAGGACCTTATCCTTCTGACTAAAGCAGACAAGTATTGTTCCGATAGTGTACAGTGTCACCTTCTCCATCTTCTTGGCGTCAGTTGTAACTCGCTCAGTAGCCGTGTCAAGCTTGCGACGCCCAAGCATAATACGAAGAGTAGAGAGTGCAGTTTCCTCCATTGTGTATTCTCTTCCTTACTGGTTATGTCATTCGTTTTTTTCGGGCAGATGAACAATGAAGCAGTGGCTGTGGTTTTTAGTCGCTCTCGTATCAGTTGCATTTGTCTTGAAGGTCCTCCCTGGAATGGAGAAGTTTTATGGTGGACCTCCTGAAGGTAAGATGATTGACACAAGCCAGCAAAAGCGCGCAATGGCTTTTGAAGATTCGTCGTATTCGCAAAGGACCAATCACTTTGTTCAGAACAATGATGTGGGAACCGCGACTGGAATGACAACACCTTGGCAGGTGAATCAGTGGAGTTCTAAGATTTAATCACTCTAGTTACTAATGAGAGGAAAGGGACAGTGTGGGTCAAAAGCATGTGACGATGACGCGTACCTTGCCGAAATGCAGAAGAAGACCAATGCAATGAAAAAGGATCAGGACGCCCGTATGAAAAAAGAAGTAAAGGGTGTTAAGGCTGAGGCTGAACGATCTAAAAAGTTGGGTGAGATGATTACGAACCCTATGCACCGCGATATAACTCTTAAGGAATTGAATAACCTTGGTGGTCGTAAAACTCGTCGGAGACGTAGGAGCAAGAAGCTTAAGGGTCGCAAGTAAGAAGAACTAATGAAAACAAAAATCCCAAGGGCTCTTCGTGAACAAGTGTGGCTTGTTCATATAGGCCCTAAGTTTCAATACAAATGCAAGGTCTCGTGGTGTACGAATACCATGAATGTGTTTGATTTTCAATGTGGTCATAACATTCCTGAATCTAAAGGTGGAACAACAGATGTGAAAAATCTAGTTCCTATTTGCTCTCGTTGTAATCTGAGCATGGGAAGCCAGTTCACAATTGATGAATGGAATAAGAAGTTTGCATCAAGACAACGATCTTGGTATACGAGACTGTGTGATTGGTTTAGAGGTCAAGAGTCGGAACCTTCGGCGGTAGTGGTTCCGGTCGTGTTCCGGCCGCGCGATGTCGTTCAACGTCATTCCAAAATTCGCGCAATTCTGAAAGGTGATCCGAAAGCCAATTTGGATCTTTAGGAACAAAGTCCTTCTTGATATCGGTTAAGACCCAATAGATGTATTGGTGGTCCTCTGTGAGAGAACACTGCCATTCATGAAGATCGACTTTATCTGGCTTATAATCAACCTTTCCATCTTGGTCTACTGCAAAGACTCCCTTAGTCTCTGTGGCTATATCCCATTGTGTAAAGTTCACCTGCTTGAATCGAAACTCAACATACTCGCACTCATCAATTCCCGTGCACTCCATTTGCATTTGCATTTGGTGCACGTAATAACTTGGGATCTCATCCTTGCGAGCACGGCTCATCGGACACTTAAATTCAACCAAGCGCCCGTAGCGATATGGGTCAGCATCTGCATACTTGGGGATAATCAGACCGTCTGGAGATGCTCCTAGAAAAGCATGAACTGGATGCTGACAACAACCAACATCAATGATCTCACAGTGTGTTGTATCTTCATAGATCTTCTTTGCAATCGGTTCAAATCGTGTTCCCCAGATCAATGCGGGTATTGGATTCGACCCATCCGACCTCGTAGGTGGATCCAGCTTCTTCTCTAGAAGTTCAAGGCGAGATGCAGGTGTCTGCCACACCTTAGAAACTTCCGACGCAGTGATCATCTTGCCACGAGTGTTTAGCCATGCATCTGTGCGCTGGTCATTCTTGCCATAGAGGCGAACGGTCCGCTCGAACGCACGATCACGCATCCACAGGCGACCCACATTTCCCATCATCAACTTCTGCATCGCCTGCATAACCTCCCTCCTCAGGAGGCGGTACGATAGACCCGGGGCTAATGACTTGCAAAAGATTATGAACCGACGAAGACGGACGTTCAGTTGTGTATATGGTCGATCCTCCAGTAGGTATGAGGACAACGCATCCTCCATTGATGTTCTCTACCTTGCTCTCCGAAAGTTCGTTTTGGAGCCGACTCAAACGCATCTCAAACTCTCCAGGACCCATGGTTCCAAGTTCATTTGCACGGCTAAACATATCCTCATACATCTTCTTGAATGCAATATCATATGCATCCATCTGGTCAAGAGGAAATCCAGCATCCTCAACAGTCCATGAAACCTCGCCCTCCTTGAACACAGGATCTGGGAGTGGAGGCTGATCACGAAGCATCTCTAAGAACGTATTATATTCCTTATCACCCTCGATCATCATAAAAAGACCCGGAGTTGTTGCTTCCATAACTCCTCCCGACTCGCGAAGACGACTAATGACCTCTCCAGTGCAGACTGCAATCGGCACACCGAGACCTTCGTCTGGAGGAGGACGTTCAACAAACTCTATATTCGGATCCATAATTGTCATAGGAGCATCAATCGCAGTCATTTGTCTTGTCTTACCGACCTATTTTAAGCGAGAATACCGCAGTAAGAATACAAAAATGGAGGTTATCCAGAATCGCGATCATTGGGTTCTTCACCGTCTTCAAGGATTCTATTCAATTCCCGAAAACTTTACAAAGGTTCAAACCATCCTCTCAGGGGACTCCCGTATCAGCTTACGTCTTTTGGACTGGCTAGTCACTAACTATGCAAAGAAGCACAATGTATCATATCTTGCCACTGGCAACCGTCATGTTGTTGTGTATCTTGCTTACAAGTCTCACCTGAAGGCGTATAGTAAGAAGATGTTTGACCCCTTCTGCCGTTGGAAGCGCATCCAGTTTATGGGACTGGATACGACCGTTGGACAGCTCAACTTCTTTGAGTGGGCAATCCAGGACGAGGTTCTCAAGTACCTGGAGGACAATTATGATGCAATCCACGCAGACATGGAGGCATGCTCAACGACAATTCAGCCAAAGACAGCTGAGGATGGCACTCGTAGGAAGAGGCACGAGCTGAGCCGTTCGGCAACGAAGGCTGTGCGTCATCATGACGTCAATGTTGTCGTATCGTTTAATTAATGCAGTCAATCCTTGACCCAACTGTTATTTATGAAAATGTATCCAGGGACATTTGTGAACATGACGTCGATGTCGTGTCCGATCTCTGGAATATGGATGATCGTGATGTCTATCGGGGTTCCCGCGATACACAGTACTCTCATGCAAATGTTTATTGGTTGTATTCTGAAGAACTCACGCGTGTTGGTCTCATCGAGCATTCTCTGACCAATCACGCCGATTTTCGGATTTTGTGGTTCTATGAGAACCCGTTTGCTACCTTCCTTCAAGAGGATGGATGGACGCAAGAAGACAGCTTGTGGTCAGTTGTATCGCAAACCGCTGTCGAACGTTTTCATACAGATGAGTGGATGACACCTCATCAGATCTTAGAAGCGTGTCTATATGGAGCCTCTCGTATTGTCACCCTCGAGATGGTGTTGAATCCTCCAACGATTCATGAATGCTCAGAGTGTGGTACCCGTTGTCTTAAACGATTAGCTTGTGAGAATATGACCACAAAGCTGACCTTCCCTTCTAAGGAAAAAATTGTTTTTATAGACGATGATCTGTTCGTCTGTGTTCCACCTAGTGGATCACGTGTTTGGGAGTTGGTTGGACTTGCACCTAGATCACCGCACCCACTGGCCGACGGCGTGCCACCTTTGCAGGTGCAGGAGGCGCTGCAACCGGAGCGGGAGCCGGTGCTGGAGGAGTCTCAGTTGTCTCCTCCTCCTGCTGTTCCTCCTGCTCCTCTGTCTCCTGAGGAACCTGTGCAGTCTGAGGCGCATCCTCAGTCTCCTCCGGCTCAAACAGCTGAGCAGCCGAGACGCGTGCCTGAGCAGACACCTGTGCATACGAGATTCGCCACGTCACTCCAAATCCCTGCCCGGACACGTAGATACTCGGGTTGACGATG